AATTACCCTTGTCATCAAATACATCCGCAATATCTATTGTGGCTCGCTTGTCATTCAAGTTCATAAGATTTATCAACCATATAATCTCCTTGTAACTATTATACATTGGCGTTCCAGATAATAATAATAACCGCACATTATTCACCTTTTGTACAATTTGAAATAATATCTTCGCAACACGTTTATCACGGTTATCGTCTGTGATGCGGATATTATGAACCTCGTCGATAATAATTAACGAATTCGCAAATAATTTACGCAATTTTGTAACAGATAAATTCTCGATAGATGCAGACTCTACTTCTGCATTCTTTGCAATTTCTGCCGATGATTTACGGCCACGTTTAGGGCCTCCTTTAGCAGATACTTTTTCCGCCACTGCAGCAGCCGCCGCCGCCGCCACCGCCGCCGCAGAAGGTTTCTTTTTACGTATTTCGTCTATTGCCGCATCATCCGATGATATACCCACACTCGACGCATGATTACGCACATAATTTGCAAACTCATTATACCCAAAAAACAAATAATGTGACTGAATTAACCGTTTTATTTGTTTAATGATATTATTTCTTGTTAAACCTTTCATATTCATCGGGTTTATTTCTTTTATAAATTTATTTCCAGTACACGCACGAATGTTCCATACACCAGGTTCTATCTCTTGTAATTCGCGTTCATCAAACAATTGTAGTCGGAAATTTTCTTGAACATTCGGTGACGCTACTACGATAATTTGCTGTGTAATTCCCATTTGTTTCATATAATCACGCATTTCCTCGGCAACACTAATTGCTGAACATGTTTTACCTGTACCTAATCCATGATATAACAATAAACTATTATATGGAGTTTCCACCGACAGAAAATTTCGGATAAACTGCTGATTCGGAGCTAATTCAAACGGTGCATTGCATAACATCTCGGCCTTGGCCTCTACATCTTCGTCATTGTCCACATCCATTTTCGTATCGTAGAATTCCTTTCTAAGTGCGATTTTTGTATTGAAATTCGGGTCGTTTAATGTTGGATATAAATGTTTTGTGTAATCAGGTTCATCAGCACCAGAATCGTCGGATAGTATCCCGATATCATATATAATCTGTGATCGTTCTAACAGTTCCTTCTGTAACAATAATTTGTTGAACTCTTTGCTGAATGGATTATTTATTTCGGCGGCTGTTAATTTTTTACTTCCTTCAGCAATTTCTTTTGTTAACCTTGATATATCTTCTTTTGAAGATGATACGTTTCCTGATGACGCCATCATTTTTTGACTAGTACCCGCTTTAGGTTTCGGTTTTATTGTCATTTTACCTTTTGCAGATGATGCAGACATGAATTCTTGCTGTGGTTGGAATATATTACCTTCACCTCCTCCTCCTGCAGCTCCAGATAATGTTAATTCCATAGGTTCATTTTCATCATCTCTACCACCGGATACGCTTGACATCCTTTATATATGACTATACGAAATAAAAAGGATTTATGTTATTATATTATTGTATTGTTGTGTATTAATATATCTGATAACCTTTCAGTATATTGTTTATTTTATGAATAATCGCAATTTTTTCTAAATTGTAAGGTCGAATGGTTTGAATACATTCATCATATGACATCCATTTCATCAAGCCAACCTCCATAATGTCATGTGCCTTCTTCGGCTTCTTTTCTAAATCCAACATCGCAAGAAAATATTTTTGCTTATAACACTTCATATCCGATCCCATAAATATCTCCTCAAACGGGGTTATATTTTGAATAATATTGTCACACGTAATGTCATATCCAGTCTCTTCCAAACACTCTCTTAATGCACATGCCAAATCTTTCTCATTATAATTACGTCGCCCCTTTGGAAATCCCCATTCCGTCTCAGTCCATCGTGTATTTGAACTATCTATAAATTGCTGAAGTGTTTTTATACGCCCGTCTTTGGTTCGTATACCATTGACCACTTGACGATATTTATCTTGTGACACCGTCTCTTCATTTTTATATTGCCCCCCCCTCGTATAATCTCCCCATAAAAGTTTCCATAATTGGGGGAATGATAGGCGAACCAAATTATCCTTTTCGCAAATCGTCATCTCGTCGATAATTCGCTGAATATATGCTTCGTCATGTAATGAGTATTTACCTCTTACAAAATCAACAAATCCAAATGAATCGCGCCTCCGTATCATTAGAAATTCTGGACCAGATTCGCCACTTCGAAATGCAATCACACCGATACTTGTAATAGGTGCGCGACAATTATTATACACGTGGTTTGTTCTATTACAATTATTACAGAAGTATTTCGTATTAGAGATTGATGTCGTGTTTAATGCCTGCATTGTTGGCACATGTGCCTGTACGGGTACAGTTTGTGATTTTAATAGTAATGCGTTTTCCCTTAATCGTGTTGCTTCTATATACGATAAACCACTCTTTGGATTATGTGTCATCGTCATCGTCATCGTAATCGTATTCGTCATCGTATTCGTCGCCGACGCCGACGCATCCACCGCCGTATCAGGCGATAACGATACGTCAGCTACTTGTGCATATGACATTCTATTTTTATTTTAACGTATTTGTATCCGTATCCGTGTCAGTATACTTATTGTTATCGTTACTATGTAATTCTTTTTATGTTAGTTGATATTATTGTGGCGATATGGTAAAGCTTGATTCAACAATATGGGGACCTCATTACTGGTTTTTCTTAATGACAACTGCGGTTAATTATCCCGATCATGTAAATGACGTCACTCGTAAAAAATACTACGACTTTATCCAAAACTTTCCGATGTTTATTCCGGATCCCGAAATGTCGGCCGAGTTTAGTCGAATGCTTGATAAATATCCTGTCACACCCTATTTAGACAGTCGTACGTCGTTTATCAAGTGGGTTCATTTTATTCACAATCGTTATAATGTACTTTCATTAAAGGATGAAATGTCATTACACGATGCACTTGAACGGTACTATCTTCATTATCGACCTAAACCTATTCAGATTTTAGAAGAATTAAAATATCGAGAGAAATTGGTATATTTTATTATATTATCCGGGTTAGGATATGCTGCGTATTACTACCACAATAAATGAGATTTATATTGAACGACATGACATTGACATTATTTTAGACGTAATATATAACATATTAAATGATAAAAATAGAATATATCGTCTTTATTGTAACTGCCGTATTAATTGCGAATACATACTATGACGGTCGGCTTATTCGGGTGTTTCAGTCAAATCAAAAACTAATAAAAATGGTGACGTTTGGGTTTGTCGGATTGTCGCTCTTTATATTTTTACGCCGAAGCCCGGAAAACTCTAGGCAGTTATTCGTACACGCCAACGATATTATTAAATATATGCCGATTAGCAAGGGAACTGCAGATATTATTACTCCGTTTTTCGATTTTACAAATAACAAATCGTTTTTTAATAACGATAACCATAGTACTGCACTACCAGCTGCTTCCACATACGGCGGCAGTGCATCTACCGGAAATGCACGTATGGTCGACAGCGATAGTGGGGGTGGGCGACCTATTGCAAATCACAAAGGAGTATCAACTGCTGCTGAACGCCGTTTATTAAACTCTGGAAAAGGGTCAAATAAACGTAGCGTTAGTGAAACTAAAAAGAAATATGTAGCAGCTCAGCAGGGGTGGAAATGCGGAGATTGTCAGCGTCAACTACCGGCATGGTTCGAGGTTGACCATGTCATCGCTTTAGAACATGGTGGGTCAAATCATGTAGATAATTTAGTAGCATTATGTCGGGATTGTCACGGCAAAAAAACCGCAATGTCATTTTTGTAATGTAATGCACAATATAATTAATATATGATAATTATAACTGGTCTGATTCTAATTATAATTATATTTGTATAAATTAGTGTTTTGAAAATGGATAAAGTTCCATCACAAATAAAAGAAATATTAAATTATATTCCGGTAATAATTATTGCGATAATTATAGTTATTACAGCATTAACATGGGATGTTTTACTACAAAGAATACAATATTTTATCACGTTACTCGGAGTGTGTATATGGGCAGTTTATTTATATATTGGATCTTCAAAAAACTTATATGAGTGGAAGAATGAGTCCAGCGCCGAATATATACTATCACCATCTTCATCGTCTCCTACATTTACACCCAATATTCAATCTGGAATGACGCTACCATCTATATTTGGAGGCGGAAATTTATCGTTATTAATTCTGGCTGCAATTGGATTATTTATTTTATGGGGAGGTGGATTAGCAATCGGACTCATTAGTCCTACAATAAGTTCAGAACCAATGTCACCTCAAACGTTGATGGGAATTGGTAGCGTTATTATTATTATAGCATTGATTTTCGGATTGTATATCGGGTGGCAATTTATGATGCGTGAAATATCATTCGCAGAGATTACAAGCAAACTTATTTCTTCATGTATTGCATTTATTATTGGATTATATACGTTATTAAAAGGGACCAACTTGGAAAAAGAACGTGCATCACAAACCCCAGATGAAATCAAACAAGCTAAAGCAAATAGTAATCATGAAGTTAGAGGTTTGACATTATCTATCGGATTATTTTTACAAATCATCGGAATCGCTATTATTTATTGGTTTTTGTTCAAGTCGAATGCATTATACAGTAGTGATACAATCCCAATGTTATTAAAAACATCACCCATAATTATATTTTTACTTATGGGAACATTATTTTGGGCGGAAAGCCAGGGTAAGCTTACAAGCTTTAAAGATAGTGAAAGATATAAGGGTGATTTTACTTCAAACGTATTCGCCGCTCACGGTGGTATTTACCTTATTTTTACATGTATTGCGTTCGTATTGGGTGTTGGAGCGTTGAAAACATATGACACTTATTTGTGGACTGGCAGAGGTTTATTTACCGTAATGGTTGCATTGTTACTATGGATGGGAATTGAAAACATAACATCATCGGTTAACATAGAGAATAATATTAAATCGCTCGACAAAAATGGAGAAGATAA